TCTTTGATTTTTGATAATACCTGCATATGTTACCACCCCGCAATCAGGTTCGGGATTTCGCGCTCGAAAGAATACTCCAACGAGTCCAGCGAGTCAATATTCGTCGTGCCATCATCCAGCCGCACGTCCTCGGTCGCGTGTTTGCTGTCCCATAGCGCCGATTTCAGCGCGTCTATTGTCACCGGGCAGGCACGGTTGATAAAATACTTGCCCGCGCCCATCAGCAGGCACAGCGCCCGGATTCTGTCATTTATCGGTTTTTTCATGGCGTTCCCGATGTTCACGCCAATATGCGCTTTCGCCGCCGCCGTCCGCAAGCCGTTTATCAGCGTTTGTTCCGCTGAATCGCACCACACATCCGTCACAAGCCAGCGCATTTGACAGCGCTTCACGAAGTCCACGAAGTCCTTTTCCAGCTTCGTTGGGTTCAGCGCTTCCTTTTCCCGGTATTCGTCCAAGGTCACGATTGCGCCGCCCGTGGTGAAGCCTGTGCAGGAAAACGCATGTGCGGAAGTGCCGCCGCCGAAGTCAACGCCGATGACGCAATGCCTGATTTTCTGGTCTGGCAAATCATCCACAATGAACCGTTCTGGATGGTCGGCGAACAAGCGGTAAATCACGCCCTCAGCGGCTACCCACAAGCCAAGGATATAACGGTCATATAATACCGTGCCGCTGTATTCCTTTTTCAGATTCGCCACAAACGCCGGGTCGAGAAAAGGGTTATCGTCTATCGTGTAGGCTTGCTGGTATATGTCCGCGTCCGAATCAAGGAACTGTTTGAACCAGTGCTGCGGGTTGGCCGGGTTGCATGTGCCGTCAAAAATGGAATAGCTTTTATCCAGGCGGCTTTTCAGCATGTCGAACACATCCGGGTTCCAGGTCGTGATTTCATCCCCGTAGCAATACTTGATGGATGAGCCGCGCACTTTGTCCACGCGGTTCGCGTTGTCCGCGCCCAGACAGAACACCTTTTGCCCGAACATATCGCAGCTATTGTCAGCGCGAAGGTTGGAAACGTACTCTGCCCCGTACAGGTTTTGCATGGGCAACAGGATATTGCGCCGGATGGTTTCGCGGGTGTTGCCCAATATCACGTTCAGCCCTTCCTTGCCATCCACGGCCAGCAGACGCCGGGGAATCAGGAAGTAATCCTGATAGGTTTTGCCTGAACGTGTGGCGCCTGTTTTCACGTTCCATCGGTGTGTTGCTTCCCGCCAGAACGTTTTCTGCATCGGGCTAAACATCGCATTCACCGTCCAGCTTGCGCAGCAGATCGAAAATGGGCGCGTTCTTGTTGCCATCGCCCTTTGGCATATCCTCGGTCAAATCCTTATACGCCGCCGTCAGGTCGCGGATACGAAATGTGACCGTGCTTTTTCCTTCGTGCGTCCTGATCTCGGTGGCATCAAACGGATACTTGCGCTCAATGCGCTGCAAACGCAGTAAAAGCGCCTTTTTGATGTCTGCGGCAATAACTGCGTTATCTGCGGCGGCTTCTGCTGTCTTTTGCTGTGCAACCGCTGTACTTTTGCTCTCGGCCTTTTGCCGCATCTTGTGCCAGCCTTCGGCGTTAGCCTTCTTCATCAGCGTTGTGTCTGATACGCCGTATTTCTTTGCCAGCTTTCTTTGACTGATCCCGCCTCCGATGTACTCAGCACGGATGGCATTCCAGTCTATCCGCTTCGTTTCTTCAATGGGTATCACCCCCGGTTTTCTTGGGATAAGGCACGGACAAAACCTCAACCCGCTTTCGCATCTGTTTCGTCATTGGGTATAAATATTTGTGTTTCCCCTTTGTTATGAACTCTTGAGCGTCTGGGTCGATGTTTTCTCTTAACCATAACAGGCTTTGCTTCCATCCTTTGCTGTGAACGCTTTTGGGATGGTATTTCTTGCCGTTTATAATAAAAGCCCCGCGCTGGTTCGCGTTTGTCAACCCCTGATAAATCCAATTTGTGGCTTGATATAATGTCCCTGCGTGTCCTTGGTCTAAATCAGCATAACTTACAACCAAATCAACCCACGGTGCTTCTTTTGCTAACGCTTTCAATGTCAACGAAACGGCCTTGCTCGTTGCCCCGTGTCCCTGTTTCCCATTAAGTGCTACACGTTCCAATTCGACAACCTGACCCGGTAATTTATCATATGGCGACGCTATATGTGGTGTTGCTCCGCTGCCGTAAATTATTACGCCGCACCATTCGTCATTATCATTAAAAACACTATACGCAAATTGGCACACTGGAACGGCCTTGGCGTAATGGAAATATAAACACGCGTATTCGGCGGCCTCATAACTTGCTTTCGCTATCCTCATCGTCACCACCAACACTTAACCGAACATTTTCAAGCCCGTCAGTCAAATTCCGTATTTCGTTCTCGTGCATTCTCCACTCTTTCGCGCTTTCAAATATAATCCTCACGCACACGGGTTTTTCAATATTATTTTCGGGTTCGCCTTCCTCTACGTTCTTTGGCTCAGTCAATGCCTGAATCTCTGCACTTAACGCGTCAAGATACCCCATGTCTAACCCTTGGCATTCCAAAGCAGCGATTTCCTCGCCCAATTTTGAAAAATTGAACTCGCTTTGGTCACTTGTAAAATTGTGCCTGATGGCGTAGTCCCGGCGCTGGGTTTCGGTCATGTGATCCAGCCGGATGCACGGCACCTTGTCCAGCCCCATTTCCAGCGCGGCAATCTGCCGCCCGTGGCCTTCCACGATCAGGTTGTTTTCGCCCCATATGCCTATCGGATCATTGAATCCGTCAGCCTGAATGCTTTCCTTGATTTGGTCAATGTCTTCCGGGCTGTGCTTGCGCGTGTTGTTTTCGTATGGTGTCAGGTCATGCGGATCAAGATACACGATTTCCAGTTCCATAGCGCCCTCCCAAGCGTTATTTGCCCTTGCCCCCACCAGCAAGGGAGAAACCCCGCCGCCCCGATATATTGATATATGTGCGGCGCTGCCTGAAACGAAAAATGCAGGGGTATACCCTGCTTTTTCAAAAACCTCTTGTGGCCTTTGGCCACATATACACCATATCATTTTTTCTACTACAAAATCGTACATTGTTCTTTGTATTTTACATGTAAACACGGAAACACGCTTATTGTTTCTTCTCTCCCAATCGTTGCAAAATGCGTCTTTGTGTTTGTTGCCTTTTTTATCCTCCGCACAGCATCGCCGAACGATATGTTATATACCTCTTTCTTTTCTATCGCTTTCAGCCCTGATTGCGCCCTGTGTTCATCCTCCCGCGCATCATCGCTAAATTCTGAAATATATGTATTTACTATCAGCGAACGTTTACCGCGATAATAGTTCTGCAATGTATAGAATCTCTCTGTCGCGTTTTTTGTGCTGCCAATTTTGACAGCACCATCTTCAAACTGTACGGCATAAACATACCCCGGTACTTTTTTGAAAAACGCCGAAAGCACATGCACTACATCATCAAATTCAGGCGTTTTGCTCATGCTTTCCCTCCATCCACTTTTTCACGTTCCAAAGCGCCCGCCCATGCAGGATATAGGTATTGCTGATTTCATACCCGATCTTTTCGGATATGTCCAGCCACCCCAGCCCCTCCACATACCGCAGCGTCAGCACGGTTTTTTGCATCTCATCCGGCACGGCGTTGATGGCCGCCATGATCTGCACCAATACCCGGTTGCACTCCTGATACTCGGCGTACAGCGTTTCGCAGGCGTCCGCCGCCTTGCATACGGCCTCCGCCATGCTGTCATATGCCGCATGGCTGCCCATCACGTTTACTTCCTTGGGCCGCACGGTCACGGAAAGCGCCCTTTCGCGGGCTTTCTCGATCTCCCGCGACAAACTCTCCATCCTGATTTTGCGCGCCCTGTACTGCCTTAAAAACGCCTTTGCTGGGTTATCAGGCTTGCGTATCGTTTCGATCACCGTATCACTTCCTCCGTTCCGTCTTTCTCCCATCGGTACTCCGCGTTATCATCATTTGCTTCCGCATCCACCATGATCGCCTGGGCGCACTGCATGGGATCGTCACAGTAGGCCAGCACGGTTTCCGCGCCGTTTACGGTTTTGTACAGGGTGTACATGCTCTCCCTCCTTCCCCTGCCCGGCTCCCGTTCTCCGTGGCGTTTTTAGTACACCATGGGCCAGTCCAACCGGGCAGGGGTTTGCGCGTGTTGTATTGGGATGATATGCGGCTGTATCCACTCAGCCGGGGGTCTTTGCCTCCTGTCAGTTGCAAAACCATGCGCTGTGCGCGTGATTTTCTTGCCGCGCCAGTGGAAAGCGCGGAATGGTACTGGCTCTGGGATTTGAACCCAGCACTTCCGGCTTATAAGGCCGATACTCTAACCAAATGAGTTAAGCCAGCATAAGGCGGGTGGCGGTCTTTGCCGCCGCGATCCGCAAATCTACGTCCCCATTAGATAGGACACCCGCCGCCGTCTTTCCGGCTGTCATACGGTTTCCGCTGCCCCGTCAACGAGGGGTTAGGAGGAACCCCATCGGCATCGGGCTGCACCATGCCTGTACGGCCCGCGCCGTTGCGCCGGGTTGCGGG